CAGCGTTGCGCCAAAGTCAGAACCGCCAGGCGTGGACAGCGTGACGTTGCCGCCGCTGACATTGCTGACCGCCACGCCTTGGCCGCTGGCATAACCAGACGAAGGGAACGTGATCGTAATCCCTGACGTAACGATCAGCACGTTTGTGCCGTTGCTTGCTGAACCGAGCGTTATTGATCCAGCAACAACATTCTGGCGGTTAGACTGAATTCCGGGCTTGTTGGTCAAATCCGCAAACGACCCTGACGTGGCCACCGTCGCCAAGCCAGTAACGTCGCTGGCGGGGATGGTAGCTGACGCCGTAAAGGCCGACGTGCCGTTGCCCTTGACGTAGCCTGTCAGCGTGGTCGCGCCTGTGCCGCCATTACCGACCGGCAGCGTCCCAGAGACTTGGCTGGTAAGGCTCACGCCGGAAAGAGTGCCGCCCAGCGTCAGCGAACCGCTGCTGGTGACAGTTCCAGTCAGCGTGATGCCGTTGACGGTTCCGGTGCCGGACACGCTAGTGACGGTGCCGACAAATGCGTCGTTCGAGGTAATTGTAAAACTGGGGTAGGTTCCGGTGACAACAGTCGTTCCGGCACCCGTTAATGAGACAATCTGATCAGGGGCTGTGTTTGTGACCGTAATCGAGCCAGCGCCGTTAGAGATGCTTATAGCGGTGCCTGCCGTCAACGTAGCCTTGGTCAGTGTGTTGCCGGTAGTGTTGCCGATTAGCAACTGCCCGTTGGTATAGCTGGTCTGACCTGTGCCTCCGTTGGCGACGTTCAACGTGCCGCTAAGAGTAAGCGTTCCGCTGGTCGTAATCGGGCCGCCAGTAAACAGCAAGCCAGTTGAACCGCCAGATGCATCAACACTGGTTACAGTGCCATTTGACGCCAGCGGCGTTATGGCGGTTGCGGTAAACACATCATTGATCTGCTGTTGCAGTGACGCGGTCAGATCAGACGTGTTTGTCTGCGTTTCCTGCGCCAGCAACGCCAGCATAGCGTCGTAAGTGGCCATCAGCGAGTTAGCGTCGGGTGATGGTCCAACTTCTTGCTGGTTAGCCTGCGTCGCCGTCAGCAGCGACAGAAAGAACCGATACCATTCACGGCTGATTGAGCCGCTGCGTTCGTCGATAAACGGGACGCGGGGCGGCGTGATCTGTGTAGGGTTGATAGGCGTGGCCATCAGGCCCGCGTCCCGCTTAGGATCAGTTCAGCACCCATGATGTAGATGCGCACGGGGTCAGTGCCGGAGATTTCGTACACGCGGTCGCGTATCTTCATAGTCGCGCCAAGGCGTCGCCAGATGGTGCGTTTGTTAAACTGGCCCAACGCGCCCATCGACTTCCAATGTTCGTTTGACCAGGTATGCCCTGCGTCGTCAGAAAAGCGTAGCATGACTTGCGGGTCTGCGCCTTGGCCTAAGTTCAAGCCGACGCCCGTCTCGCAGTCTAGCTGCATGGCGTGTTGGATTGTGCGCGTCAGGTTGTTGGCGCCCGTCGGCAATGCCCGCCACGACCGCAGCCACTTCTGAGGTTGGCCGTCGTCGGCGTAGACGTTCAGGTCAAAAGCGTAAATCTTGCCGTTCTCATAGTCGCCAACCACGTTCGTCACGTTGAAAAACATCTGCGAGTTGCCGCGGTGGCGGTTAAGCTGACCGTTAGAAAACGAAGCGCGCTCATGCCACGCGCCGGTCGCGACATCAAACACCCAAGTCGTGTTAGCGCTAGGGAAGTTCAGCACGTAAAAGCTGTGGCCGTCTTGCTGGTAGGTGTAGCCCACCGCGTCCTCAAGGTCGGCGTATTCCTGCATCTGCCATTCGATAGCGTGCGTCGAGACGCGTTGCCCGATGTAGCCCGCAGCGCGGAATACCATGCCCTGCCCACGAGCGTCTTTGCCCAGCCAGTAAATCTGGTTATCCATCTTGGCGATGCTGTAGGGCGCCGCACAGCCTAGTTCGTTAAACGCGCCTTGGATGCGCGCCAGCGGGAAGTCGAGCGTGCCTGCGTTATACCAAACTTCGGCCGAGTTCGTGCCGTACACCCAAACCTCACGGTGATCGACAAAGACCGCCACGACATCGTCGGGGTTGCCTTCGGCGCTGGCAAACTCCAGCGGGTCAACGCTAGTGCCGTCAAGGAGCGACGTCACCCAAATCTTTTGGCTGTTAGGTTCGTTGAAGGTAAAATAGCCGTCGATATAGCCGACCGTGCCCGCGCCGGGAAAGTCAGGGTCAGTGATCTGCTGAAACACGTCGGTGTTGGCGTTGTAGATGTATCCTTGCGGATTGGCCGCGATGAATAGCTGGATTCCGTTGTCGGCCATGCTAACCGGCCCTGTACCCGCTACAGTGCCTTTGGCGGTGCCAACCCAATTGCTATCAATCTGGTAAAGCGTGTTGCCCGACACGGCGTAGCCGTAAACGCCGTATTGCCACATCCCCCGGATAGGGCCGGTGCCAAGCGTGACCAACAACGCCAGCCCCGGCGCGCGTTGCAAAAACGCAGGCATTTTGCCGCCTTCAGGCACGACTTCGGGGAAAAGGTTGACCATGCGGTTGTCGGCGGCGTTGACGCTGCGCGCGACATACGCCGACCCAAGGATCGGCGTTTGCATCAGTAATTACCCGCGTAGATGTTAAACCGCTGGCGCGAAGCCATAAGACTATACGGCATTGCCATAACGTCGCCGGGGTTGTTGATGCGCTTCAGGTTACGCTTGCTGGTCATGGCGATGCGCATGACTTGTGCCGATGGCGCGACACCAAACTCCGGCGCCATTTCGGACGCCAGATTGTAGCGGAACGCGCGAAGGTAGCCGGGGGGAAACGCCAACACAGTAGCCAGATTGGCGGGCTGAGTCAGTTCCTCAACGGAAATGAAGTGCCATTCCAGATCGCGTGTCGGGCGCGGGTAGACAAACATTTCGATGTCGGGAAACGTCATGTTGATAAAAATGACCTGCGGAAAGGTCGATGTGACCGTCTTGACGGCGATGCCGTCGTATTGCTGCTGGTTGATGAACTTGATGCCGTAGCTGATGCCTGTGCCGGCGTCGCGGAAATAGGTGCTGTCGTCCAGCAACACAGGACGGTTGCCAACAAAGTCGCCGCTTGGCCCCATCGTCCGCGACAGCACACCTGCGGGCCAAGTAAATACCTGGTCTTGCGTGGAAAACACCGACAGTCGTTCGGTGTTCCAGCTATCAATCATCTGATTCATGGCGTTCAGCGCGTCTTGCGACGTTTCGGCTGACGGCACTTCGCCTTCGGCCAGCACACCCAAAAGCCTGAGTGAGCCGTTGATGATGTCGCCAGCAGTCGTCATAGCGGGTTATTCCTGCGTTGCGCGGCGGCGGCTTTTGCGCGCCTGCATCTCGTTTACCGCAGGCGCTGCGTTGTCGCTAGGGTTATAGCGTTCCCAGCCAATTTCTTCATCGCACACTGCCTCTGCTTCCGAAATAGCAACTTTTGCGCCGTGAACGTCGTGGACTAGGTAGATGACCGCCATAAAATCCTCGTAAAAATGTGGCCCCCGGCGAACCGGGGGCCGGGTTAGGTTAGCCCCACATCCGAACGGCCATCTGTGGGCGAATGGTGCTGAACCCGTAAAGAACGTCGATACGGCAAGGCATACGGTCGTTGTTGATGTCGTACTGACGAACAACGCGCAGGCTGATGCCATTATGCACCTGACGCGAAGCCATATCTACGCCCTGGGGAAGCAGAAGGTCGGCGGTCGCAAAGGTGATAGCGTCCTTGTGGTAGATGAGGTTCTGAGCGTACTGGGTGGACGCAGCGCCGACGAACACGATTGCTTTGGCGTTGCCAGGCAGCGTGTTAACGGTAGCGAGCGCGTGGTCAGCCGAGTAGATCGGCGTAACCGTGATGTTACCCGCGCCAGCACCGCTAAGAGTGACGTCCGCGCCAGCAACAAACTGGAACAGCGAACCAGTGCTTTCGCGGGTCTGCGGGTTAACCGCAAAGCAATCAGCAACGGTAAATACGTCGCCAATCTTGACCGTAGCCGAAGCGCCGGCGCCGGTAATAGCAATGGTGGTTGCACCTTCAGCAATAATAGCCGCCGAGGTTGTGCCGCCAGTTGCTGTACGCGAACCAGTGGTGAACTGCTTGATGGACTGCGACATATTGATTTCTTCGTAGCCCAACACGCCGGTGCCCATCATGCCGTTCTTGAACTGCTTGCTGATGGTGTCGGTCGGGCTGAACAGGCCTTTCAAGCCTTCGACCAAACCAGCGTTCGCGGCTGGGTTGACCGTCGCGTAGCGTGGCGACATTACGGCGGCGTTTTCGTTCAGCTTCTGCTGCGCCTGAAGAAGAACAAGCGAAGTGGCTGGCGTGCTGCCCGGCGTGCCCACAGTGTTACCGACGGACAGGAACGCGTTGGCAACGTCGGCGTCGATGCTCGAAGCAAGCTGCGAGATACGAGGCTTGAGTACGCGGTCTGCAAAGTCGTCAAGCTGCATGGTCAATTCAGCGGACGTGAAAGTGATGCCGATGTGCTTCTGGTTGGCAACGGTCAGGGTCGTAAACTGCTCGTTGTCGTCCTGAACCTGAAGGGCAGCGCCGTCGGTGACGAGAGCGCGGTCAGGCAGACGGATGCGCAGCGTCGAACCGATCTTGGCGCCTTCAACAGCAAAGCTGTCGTCGTACTGGCGGTTGACGTTGCGGGTAAGCACAAGGTTGTTCTCAAGAATTTCGAGAGCCTTGCGGGTGATCATGTCAATAGTAAGAATTGAGTTAGCCATAGGGGTTTCCTAAGTTAGCGGTTGCGTTGTGCCTCGAACTTTTTGATCTGCCGTAGCCGCTCCGCTTCGATCCATTCTGACGTACTCATCGACTTGGTCGAACGAGGGTCGGTGGTGTCATAACGCGGCGTTCCGTTGGAACGGGCCGTAACAGGAGCAATCGGTGCCGGGGCGTTGGAAGTTTTTTTCGACAAAGGCGCGGACCCAAGCCGCACCTCGATCATTCCTATTTCCCGAGCCTGCAAGATAGGTTCCAACCGCGCAATGCGGCTTGCTTCTTTCGGGTTGGCACCGAGGTGGTAGACCACATCGGGGCCAATATCAGAAGCTTGGATTGCTCGCGCCATCGTTTCGGTGATTGAGAGTTCGGGATTGTACGCGACCTGCTCGAAGTCATCGTATTTGTCCCGCGCTGCTTCTTCACGTTCATGATAGGACGCAAGCATCGCGCTTTGCTGGCGTTCCGCGTCGCGGCGTGCCAGCAACTCCTCGGCCTTACGCTCTGCCAAAGCATCGGCGTAATCCTCGTAAGTCTCAAACTGCTCTGGGGTAATGCCGGCGACCGGCACTTGCCGGGCCTGCACTTCCGCAGTGCGTTGGGACTGTTCGCGCTCCCACTTACGTTGCTCTCTTGCGAGCCTCTTGCTGACAATGGCGTCCAGTTCTTCCTGGGTGAAAGTCTTGGACGGTTCCTGCTCAACAGGCTGCTCATCCGGCGTCGTGTTTTCTGCGGGCTGGATTGCTGCCGTGGCTTCCAGTTCCGGCGCGGAGGCATCCGCTTCGTTTGGGACATTCTCGTCCATGTATAACCCCTATGGAGTTCCCGGTGAGCCTCGCCGGTACGGTCATAGGCCAGAATACAAGGCTTGTTGCAAACTGGCAAGTCAAACAAATATCAAACGGCGCGCTTACTTTTCAAGTTTGGCCACGCGGGCGGTAAGAGCGTCGATCTTGGTGTTCGCCTCTTGCAAGGCTTTGGTCAGGATCGGCACCAATACGCTGGCCTTGAGCACCTTGTGGCAGATGCCGTCTTTGGTCGGGTGCGCGGCATCTTGGACAAGACCGGGGAACACCTGCTCGATCTCTTGGACGAGATTGTTGCCGTTTTCCGTTTTAAGATTGCTCTGCGCTTGATCCGGGCCGTAACCAGAAAACAACGCAATAATGCCCCCCCAAACCAAGGGCAACACTATTACGTAGGGCGACACCAAAACTCATGGGTCAGTTCTTGTTAAGCGGCTTGCAATACACAGTTCCGCCGGTTGACACTTGGATCGCGCTGACGCGCCACGGTGAACCGTTGGTGTTGACAGTCAGCGCAAAAGGAATTGGCGTAAATGGCGGAATTGGCGTGCTGGCGGTCGTAGCGACAGCGCCGACGCCGACTTCGATATAGCAAGCCTGGTCAGACCACACCACAACACCTTGCGCGCCGGGAGGCCATGCGGTCGTGTTGCCCGCCGTACCAGTGTACGCGACGCTGTAAGCAGGATAGTCAGCTTTGCTTAGGGGGTTCAAAAGTTCCATGGCCAATCCTTACGCCAAAAATTTCAGCTTGTAGAGGGTAGAGTAATACAGCCCGAAAATCTCATCGATGATGTTCTGGAGCGGTGTACACTCCTTATCGACGACTTTATACCGCATCGCCGTCAATTCGTCCACTTGACCTTCAAGGAACTCAACGACGTTGGTGGTCTTTTTGGCGGTCATAAGCGAGATGGGCCCAATCAGACCGTATTTGCCTTGATAAGCTTCAGCAAAATTGTCGGTTAGATCAATGATATTTTCATAAAATTTCTGCAAAGCCTTATGCTTGGCATAGCTGCGCGTGTTCAAATGCGTGCTGTGCGTCACGTCGCGGGCGAGGAACAGGGCCCCTACAAAGTCAGCGCAAGTCATGCCATCATTCCTTCGGGGGCTTCTGGAGCCATCTGGGGGGCTTCTGGAGCCATCTGGGGGGCTTCGGGGGCCATACCACCCTGTGGTTCCTGCCCTTCACCCGCGTAGGGCATCTCACGCGGCTCTTTTGCTTCCGGCATCCGGGGCATACCCCCGGAAAGATCGCCAGTTTCAATAGCTGCGTGAATGGTGCCCATAACGATATCTTGGACTTGTTCGGGCGACATACTGTTTTGCATGGCGCTTATGCGCTTGGTTTCGGCATCGTAGGCGTCCACTTGAGCCTTGTATTCCTTGATGTCCACTTCGCGTTGGGCAACGCTGTCCTGCACATGGCTCATAATGTCCGACATACGGTTTAGCTCTTGCGTCATGGCTTCTATCTGCTGATGCGCTTGCATCATCTCAGGCGACTGGTCGCCTTCCGACAGAACTTTCGGGTCGAGAATCTTCTTGAACCGTGCCGCTATTTCTTGCGCGCCGGGCCAGTCCATGTTCTTGATGAACAGATCGCCTGCCACAGACCAAAGCTGCGGGTTGGTCTGTAGAATCTGGCTCATGGCATCTAGGGCTTCCTGACGCTTGGTCATGTAGCCCGGGCCAGTCGTAACCATCACATCGTAAGTGCCGACAGTGGGGTTGTAGATTTTCTCTACCATCGCGCCGTCCTGGTCGCGGACTTCTTTAACCGGTTCGGGCTGCGCCGGGTTAAACTTGACCATGCTGACTTCATTATCAATACCGATGATGCGCGCGACACGTTGCGTGTCGTAAATCTTGGGGATTATGTCGACAATCTGCCGCGTAAGCTGGCGGATAGCGCGGGCAAGGTTGTCAACGTAATGGTAGGTGCCCACGTCGCCCTGCTTCTCGCGGGCAAGAATGGCCTTACCTGAACGTTCGTTGCCCTGCATCCCCAGACTGGCATCATATTGGCCTGTTGTGCCTTTAATGTCGTCTGCGGCGCCCATCTTGGCCTGAATCAAGGCGGTCTGGGGTAGCGGAGGCTGCGCGCGTTGCGGCAGCGGCAAGACGTTGCCCGCGCCGTCGGTCACGTCCGGGTTGACCTCCAGATACGGCCAGTTGTTTACGTTGGCCGTTTTCCATTGGTTCTCATAGCCTTCAAACTGGCCACCGTAAGCAATAAAGGGTGCCTTGGGTGCCAGCGCCAGCATTTCAGCCTCTTGGCTGTTGTGCGTTGGTACCATCGCGTCCCCCGCGAGGAACAAATGCGTCGGCGTATCTACGCCGATGCACCTTACAGGGACCGAAGGCACGCGCTCGATAGATGATATAGTGAACCGCTGAGTGCGGCGCGGGTGCGCCTTGCGCTTCCCGACCCCAGCTCGCTTGCGCGGCAGGCAGAACGGCTGGGTGCCAGCCGGAAGCGAGAAAGAAAACTGCCACGAGTCCGCGCACTGGTATGTCTGTCCGGAGGGAAATTTCTGCATCAAGCCCGCACGTTCCAGCGCGATAGCCTTCAACCCCAGCGAGCGTAGAAGTTCTTCCATGCCTCCTCGCAGGCTATCCAACACCGTCGTAAACGAGCATTGCCCATTGGCGCTGATGGACCCATCAGTGTCCATAAGGCCCCTCAGAAGTTCGAGGCGCTGCTCGCGGGACGCCCGCAGGTATTCGGCGGGGATATGCTTGCGGCCTAGCAGGCCCATCTCGGCCATACGCCCGCGCACGCCGTGCACCGTGAAGCGGAACGTGGTGCTGGACTTCCGCACCGCGCCTACATCCAGTCCTTTGGCCTTTAGCACCGCGCGCATAGGTTCTATATCTACCGCGCCCTGAGTAATCTGCGGGTTGATCGTGTCTCCATCTCCGAGCCATACGCCGAGGAAATAGGGATCCAGGGGTAATTCAACTTGTGGGCAGTCGAGCGGCGCGGCCATCTTGATGAAGTGCGTTCCCGCAACCAATTCGCGGGTGGGGATAGTCTTATCGGACCAGTCCCAAGTGGTAGCCTTGCGCGCGCCGCGCGCCTCTACAGCCCACAGGTGTTCGCCGTCTGCAACGATGGTGCTCCCGTCGTCGAACGCCACGCGGTAGCAGTCACGGTTGATGAACACCGGGCTTAGACCCTTAACCAAGCAAGGCTTGCCGTGTTCGTCGAATACTGTATCGCCGGGGACTAGATCGCCCATGACAGCCCAGCCTGAAGGCGTCGGGACTGGCGTGTCGAGGGCCAAGGGGCACCAATAATTATACATCCGCTGGGCGTCCTTGGCGTTACGCACAAGGCCGCTGATGTAAATGCGTCCCTCGACTTCAAACTCGTTGCCTATCACGCGGACTACAGGAATCCATTTGCCCGGCCATTCCCGTTCTTCTAAAACGTCAAAGCCATTGGTTTTCATCCACATGACCTTATTACGGCTTACGTTACGCTTGCGAACCGGCGGGCCAAAAGATGCGGTCAACTGTTTGTCGCGATTCGTTCCCGAGAACGCTGTTTGGTTGTCGGGGTAAAGATGCAGAACAGCCGGTTCATGGGCGCAATAGAAATACTCGGCAATACGGATTGTGTCTTCCGCCAGCCATTGAGCCATGCTTTCGTTGCCAACGCCTTGCGCCATCAACGTCGATACCGGCGAGGCGTCAGGAAACATTTCCTCGTATTCGGTCTTAAGAATGTCCTCGGTGATAAAACACCATTTGGCGTCAGACCCTGTAGGGTCTTGAATTGTCGGGTCCATGTAAACGCTAAAGGCGTTGCGGACGCGCTTGATGCGAATGTCCTGGTCAAACGTCTCGTCGTTGCAATACTCGGTCAACAAGCGAATGTAGCCTTCGCCGTAGGTCACCTGGTTATCGCAAGCCGTATCGTATGCCACGTCGGCGTCAGACATATACTCTATATGCCGCACAATGCCGTTAAAAATCTCCGCCACCTGCACGTCGGCGGCGTCGTCGGCGGGGATGACTTTACCGCTGGGCCGATTCTGCCGCTGGTCGTTTGTCACTTGGCGGACGTGCTGCGGCAGCTTGTTGATTGTCAGGCATGGGCGGCTGTTGATCGTCTGGCCCTGCACGCTACCGCGGGTGGCCAGCACATCGGCGGGCCACTGCCACTGGTTGTCAGGACTGCCGGCCATAAACCGCAAATCGTCCAGTTCGTCCTCGCGGCTGTCCGAATACGCGGCCATGGCCATCTGGAGGCGGCTGCGCATGGTAGCCATCTTGCTATCGTCGTCGCCCGACGACTTCGTGGGGTTCGACCCTATGTTGGCGACCTTGCCAACCATGTTCATGCCTGCTGCGTCGGCCATAATGCTACTTCTTGCCCATTTTTGTCGGCGTTTCTTTCATCCGCGTGGTAATGCTGATGATATCTTTGCCGCCGGAAGTAGCCAGCGGCTTGCGCGCCAGCGGAATAGCGTCAACTTCAGCCTTTGGGACCTTCATTTTCAACGCTGCGGGCGGCTTAATCATGTTCATGCGAGCCATTATTTGCCTTTCTTGGCAGTTTTGGCGCTGTTCTTAAAGTCTTTGGCCGTCGGTGCGCCTTTGGTGCCAACTTTACGCATCTTTTCGTTAGACCCCGCCGCAATGCGGGCTTTTTTAGCGTTAATGTTAGCGTATAAACCGGGTTTCATTAGCATTTCCACCGTTTGAGGCTGGCTTTGGCACGTTCGCCGTCTTTAGCTTTAGCTGCAACCGCGCCCATACGGGCGCAAAATGATGCTTTACGCCCTGCGTCGGCTTTTGTCTTGGGGTTTGGTGCTGGCGCTTTAAGATTTGAGCCTGTTTCGCGGTTGTATTTCTCTCGACCTTTTGCCGTTAGCCCCGCGCCCTGAGAAACAGACAGTTTTTCCCCGCGTCCAACAGCCAACGAAACAGACTTCTTCTTGTCGGCCACGCTACGACCCCATCCAACTAGTAGCAACACCGGCGGGAGAATACGTGGCGGAGCGTCGGCTGTCAACGCGGCCTTCGCGGAACTCGCGTGACGCTACAGAAAACGCAAACGTCAGCGCGATGGCGTCCGCCGCGTCAGGTGACGCCAACCCGCGCGCCTTCATGTCCTTTTTGCTTTCCAGAAACAGCGTGCCCTTGCTGTCGGGTTTGGTGCGCGGCGCGATCAGGTCGGTTTTCAGAAACCTGTCCGCAGGCAGCGCCGCGTCTTTGAGCCAGTCGCGCATGTTCCCCCACATCTCGGCGCGTTTGTTGCCCCACATGATCTGGTTCTTGGCTTTGCTGCCAAAGTTGACGCCCCTGATCTTGTAGCGTTGTTCCTTGAGCCTATCGACGACGCCGGCGCCTAGACCCCCTTCATCCACGCACACTAGCGCCGGGTTATACTCCTCGATGGCGTCGATGACGTGGCCGACGACTTCCATCGTGTCCGCGCCGCGCAGTCGTTTGAGCGTGATAACATCCCGGCCCTTGCGCACGGCGATGACGGTGGCGTCTGAGCCAAACCGCGCCGGGTCAACGCCGATTACGATGGGCGCGCTGATGTCCTTGTGCGGGAGGCGCTTCATGGCGTCGTCAACGACGTTGCTGGCGATGAACTGGTCATCACCTTCGTTGGGAAAGCTGCCGTAGACCTCGACGTTAGCCTGGTAGCTGTCGGCCCCGTACTCGTCGATGATGCGCTGGTAGGTATTCTTGTCGGTGCCTTCCACGTTGCGCGCGTCGATGTTGCGCTGGCGCCAGAACGACCGCTTGCCGTGGAACGTCTCATAGAAGTAGCCGGTGTTGCGCCGGGGGTTAGAAAACGCCAGATGAAAGCGGTGTGGCGTATTTTCCGTGAAGAACCCGTCGCTGACCGACCAGATGCTGTCGGGAATACCGCTGGCCTCATCGAAGATCAGCATCACGCCGTCCTCGTTGTGCAGCCCTGCGTAGCTGTCTGGGTTCTCCTCCGACCACAGCCGGCCCTCAACTGACCAGTAGCGTGTGCCTTTCTTCAGGTCACGCTCGACCAGTTCTGTCAGCCATTTGGCGGGCATGATGCGTGTGGCGGCAATCTCGAACCAGTGGCTGTTGATGGTCATGGTCAGCCACTTGGTAATCTCGGCCCATGTGACCGAGCGTAGCTGCGCCTCGGAGTTGGCCGACACGATGACCGACGCGCCGATGCGCGTGGATATCATCCAGATGACCAGCCAACTGACGAGGGCCGACTTGCCAATCCCGCGCCCAGACGCCACGGCTTCCCGAAACACGTCAAAGTCTACCTTGCCGTTGTTGCCGCGTATGTGGTCGCGAATGTCGATCAGTATCTGCCGCTGCCATTTGCGCGGGCCCGTGTGTTTGGCCAGCGGCGTGCCGGGCTCGCCCCACGGAAACGCCAGCAACACGAACGCTAGCGGGTCGTCCTTAATCGCGGGCGACCACAGCCTCGTCATCAACTCTTGCTCGTCCGAGGCTCTGTAGATGGTCTGCTGCATGGCGGGTGTTGTCCTCTATCTGCGTCACGTCGGTATACGTCCCTTCGATGACGCGCGTTTGCGCTTTCTCCAGCGCGCCAGTGATGCTAATTCGCTGATCAATAGACACGTCAAGCTGTTGCTTCGCTACCCACCCATGTTGGTGCTTGAGAATGTCCAGCGCGGCGCGGGAATCGCCCGCTTCGGCGGCGGCGTATAACGTCTTTCCCGCCGTCCACTCGCCGTCAGCGCGGCCTTTCATTTCGGCCAGATCAACCAGCGGGTCAAATTCCGCCATCAGCCGGTATTGGCGCGGCGTCAAACCGGCACGCATGGCGAGGCTATCGCCCTTTAAGCCGTAACGGGCGGCTTCGTAGATGGCTTCCAAACGCGCTTCGGTGGCTTCAACGCGGTCAGGTGCGAAAGGCATTGAATAGAAGGTCATGGCCGCACGATAATCTGTTGGCGTTTGCGTGACAAGAGGAACGAGCAAGCGGGCGGGCGGGGG